GCTTCGATACCCATCATCTTGAGTTTAGGTTCTTTATACCTCACACCTTCGATATCCCAGCAGTTGAGGATATATCGTTTCTTCGCAGTCCATATACCCTTGTCTGCAATCACCTCTCGTTTCATGACCATCTTCTGGTCATACGCATTTACGACTTTAGCAAGGGACTGATAAGATTTGTCAATAAACGGTTCAATTTTATCAGTGGCAATTTTATCCAGAAAATTGACGATGGTTTCTGGAGATGGATTTCTGTCGCCAAAAGACTTAGATATAAGCGTATCAAAAGTGATGTATACAGAATCCGTATCCGATGCAATAACATAATCTTCTTTCTCAGTTCCGATAATCTTGTTGAGATAGATGTTAAGAGCCTTCTCAATCCATCGTATGGATAACTGACCGCTTGTTGTAATACCTTCAGCGTTTCTAAGATCAAAATAGCGAAACCAACTATTCCCAATAGCACCATACGCACTATTAAGGGATATCTTTTTGGCCAACTGAATATTCTCATACCTTGAGATATCCTTGAGATACTTTTTATCCTTAGTGTCCTCATAGTCCTGTTGAGCTTGTAACATAAGCTTTTTATATTTGACACGATCATTATAGATAGTCTCCATTAATTCTGGAAGAAAACCACGTTTATCTTTTCTGTAAAATGCACCATTAGGCGTCATACAATAGTTTGTAGTATTCTTTACCTTACCATCAAGAATCTTATCAACCATGTCATCAGGCACTTTCTCATTAGATGGTATAAGTGTCTCTGGTGATATATTATACTGCATGATAAGGTGTGGATATAGTGAGTTCAAGTCGAACGACATAATCCACTTATGCATACCCACTTGAGGGTCTTTTACATATGCACCCTCAAACTTATCAAACTTCTCTGCTGGTTTCTTTTGCGGTATAACGATGTTCTTTTCTTTGAGATAGTTGTATATAAGAACATCCCAATACCTCACAGCGCCAAGAACGTCTGTGTAGTTCACCTTTGCATCATACGCCATCGTAAGACATAGTTCAATCAACTTCATCTTATCTTCTAGCTTATCAACGATCTCAACGTCTTGTATGTTGTATTCAATGAATGACTGAAAATCTTTCTGATACCACTCACTAAATGTATTGTATGGATTACCATCCTTACTCTCGCCAAGTTCTACCTTTGCAATGTGATCCAGACGATAGGACTCTTGTGCGCTATACGTAAACTTTCGATACAGGTCAAAGTAATCAAGAGCGGCGACACCTTGCATATTATATGTTTGGTGGTTGCGCCCCATCTTGTAAACTTCTCTTTCTTGGACACTGCCCCAAGGAGAAAGACGTTTTAGTTCATCGTCACCAAATAATTTCTTGATACGATTACAGATATATGGAATATCAAAGAACTCTGTATTCCATCCAGTGATGATATCTGGCTGATGTTTTTCCCAGAATATCATGAACTCTTTCAGTAGATGCAGTTCACTCTCACAATGAACATAGGTAACGTCTTCACGATCAGTGGTGAACTCACCAACACCCCACACCACGATCCTTTTACTCTGATGATTTTTGATGGTAATAGACAGCATTTCCTCTTCAGCAAGCTTGGGGTCTGGAAATCCGTTACTACACTGCACCTCAGCGTCTAATGTGACAATGAGTATATCATCCAAGTCCCAATTGACAACACCAGTATAGGTATCAGAGATGTAATTGTATGAAAACTGTGTATTACCATAGACTAACTCAGGTTGAGACTTATGACTTTCAACCCATTCCTTAGCCTCTTTGATATTATCAAACTCTATAGGTAAGACAGGAACACCATCCAATGTCTTATATCCTGTCTCTTGCTGTACAGGAGAGAATAAAGTTGGACGGTATTTTATTTTAAAATTCTGACGTTCACCGTTAATGACAGCACGACAAAATAATTGGTTCCCCCATTGGAGAACATTTGTATAAAAGTTCATTTAAAGATTGTACCATAAGTTCAAGGTGAAGTCAAGAGACATTTGTAATAAAATAGTGGGGGGCACAAGGCCCCCACACCATTACGCAACTTTTACATAATCATCATATGATACGAGTTCACCATTTTCATACATCTCTTTCTGTACATCGTTCTGAACCTGTGGACAGATACCAACGATTTCATAACCATACTCTGGTTCAATAATTATACGACCTAAAGATTTACCGACTAGAATGAATATATCACGATACGCTTTATCTACCTCAGTCTTAAACTTCTTAACTGCCGCTTGCGCTTTTTCCAGAGTATACTCGTTCACATTAAGTATAACTCTTGTGGTCTTATCTTTCCTTCCATTTGGAATACAATGTCGAAAAATAAAACGCTCGGGCGCCTTACCACCGGCCTTTAATGTCACAACATCATCATAGTCAGTTTCTTCTTCAACCCATTTTGCCCATTCACCCTCGGCTTTATTTCTGATTACTTTATCGCCATGGTGGAAACGATCCCATGCATTATTAATAACCTTGGTTATTGCACCGCCCTCGTTACTAAGAAGGTTTTCTACCTCATATTCATCATACAGACGAATTCTTAATTGAGCTTTATTTAATGGGACAATAAGTCCTTCTTGCATATCTGCAATTAAAGACGCCTCAAGTCCTAACGAACCCGCTCTTTTTGCATATGGATGATAATTAGATTTCTGTGCAACTGGACGATCCATACCCTCATCAATATTTACCCTGATAACAGGCATAACTGGTTCCCAATTATGTTTCTGTATCAGTTTCCATATTTCAATCTCTCTTGTGCGACCATCTTTAATTTCACCAGTTTCAATATCTTCAGTTGGGGGAAGGGTATTAACATCAAATCCACCACGTTCTAAATCATATCCTAGAGTATCTTCTGCATCTGGTGTGCCCTCTGGACGTATCATAAGATTATCATCAGTTGGTTTTTTTATTATTCGCCACGCAACGTCAACGGCCGTCATCCCTTTCGGAAGATGTTTTTTTAATCGCTCCAGCGTCCAGATTGATTGTATTGTGTCTAAATCTAGGTCACGGCCTAGAACTTTTCTGACATTCGACATGATGTCTCCTTTTAATTTTCATCAGTTGGTGTAATCAGTCCGTCTTTCGACATTTAGATTACAGTTATACTTATATATTAATATACATGAGTTGTTTATATAAGTCAAGTACCTTATTGGCTTTGCAAGGTATCTATTTCTTCTCTAAGTGCCAGTTTATCATTTTTAAGGTCTGCAATATGATCTAAATCAGATTGCAGGCTAAATGGTTTACGTTTTTCAACATTTCCCAAAGATGTAATCTTTTTGTTAAGTTCTTTTAACTCGTTTAGTGCTTCTAATAATCTATTCATAATATTATAATACTACTACAAACCAGCATAATAGTCAATACCCTTTATGAAATTCTTGATGTTCTACGTGGAGCTCCACCAGCTGCTTCTCTACGCACATGAAGTTCATCAATGATCTCTATACGCAAATCTCTTGAAGCATCTCTCCAAGTCATTTTCTCATTACGAGTTCTCCAGCATCCATAGCAATAGCCTGTATCTGGATCAAACTTACATATTGATATACATGGTGAAACGATTTCATCCATCAGAAACTTTTAAACCAGTTTTTAATTCTTTGAAATAATGATGGTTTAAAAATATGAGCGTAGTTATCTTCATACTTCTTACTGCGCTTAGGTTTAAATTCACTGCTACTCATTATTTTTCAGCTTCCTCTGGTAGACAACATAGTTCTCTATTTTTAATATGTTGCTCTTCAATGTCATCTTTAGATTGACCATGATATTCAACTGCAAGATGCTCTCTTATCATAATGTCTCCAAGGTGCATTTGACTGTCTGTAGTAGTGTCGTGTACTAAAAACTTGCCCAGAATACGACCAAACTTACCAGTGCCATCTTTCTCTGTTTGTAGTGTTTGCACACTGTCCACTGGTAGATACGCCTTCACATATTCCTTTGCAAGATTACCATACACCTTCTCTACTTTGTCACTTGTACGGCTCTCTGGTGTGTCTATACCAAGGATACGGACACGCTCTTTACGCATCCATACTCCAAACCCCAAGTCAATATCTACATCAACTGTATCGCCGTCTACTACTCTTAGTATTGTACATTTATAAGTATGCATTTTATTGATTCTCCCATACTGCATTTTCTTTCATAGGATTAGAAGGGTCAACACCCATCCAACTACTCCACTCTTTATAGAAATGTCTCATACCCACTTCATCGTGAATAGTTTCATTCTCATGCCTACCATGTAGTATGTGACGATGTTCCTGGCCAGGAGCCATACTTGCACCCTGACCAGTAATACCCAGAAGGTCTTCGTGTAAGTTTCTGCCCATTGGTCCCCAGATTGTGTTATGATGTGCAATACGAGTTTTACGCTCTTCTGGTGTATCCTTTTTAAGACCAAATCCACGAAACTCTATCATAACCTTATTGGGCCCAAGTGGTGTAACAACGTCTGTACGCAACGCACTACCACGTAGATTAAAGTTCATGCCAGGAAATAGGTCAATCATGTACCACTGGTTTGGTGGTAGGTGTGGAAATGAGAGGTCTTCTCTAGATTCACCTAACTCAAATTCACCATACTGTACCTCAAAGCTACCTACGTTTACATGACCATTCTCAAACCCTGTACACTTACGTGCAAAGTACTCTTCATTAAAACCAGTTACACGATTGAAGTAGTGCATGTAATCGTGGTAAAATTCACTATTGGTATCATGCCACAGTTTATAGTTACTGTCGATGATTGCTTTGTG